CGGCTACTTCCGGGCAGCAGCAGGAAACCTGGTCCGCGAGGATGACCCGCTCGCCGTGGCCTTCCGCGAGCTGGCCGGCCGGATCGTGAAACTAGGCCGGGCGCTGGCCGTGCTTGAGTGCGCCTCGGCCGGGCGCTCGCAGAGAAGGGGCGGGAAACCGGGAGGATGCCCCGCTAAACAGGTTGACATCATTAAGTTGATGTCATATAGTAAAGACATGACAACGACGCAGACGCCCCGCGAGAAGCTGATCGCCCGTACCAACGCGACGCCGCTCAGCACCCTCGCCGACGCGCTCCTGATCCTTGAGGCCAAGGGCAAGCTGGACGAGGCCGAGCGCCTCACCCGCGCAGTGATCATCGACAGCATCACCGAGCGGTGCCCGGCCGCAGACGCCGCGTTCACCGCATGGGCGTACGCCGACGACGACATGGACGAGGTTGACGTCATTGTCGCTGCGGTACGGGCGGCAGCGTGAAGCGAACGATTCCGAAGCTAGCAGGGCTCGCCGAGGTGGCTGCCCTGCTGGCCGCGCGGTCAGGAAAGGCGAAGGTCTCCCGGTCCTACGCCGGCCAGGTGGCCAGGCACCCGGAATTCCCCGCCCCGGTTCAGGTACTCGCCATGGGGCCGGTCTGGCTTGAGGCCGACGTCGTGAAGTTCATCGAGACGCCCCGCGCACCGGGGCGCAAGCGCAAGGAGGAAGGCAAGTCATGACCCTCGAAGAAGCCCGCGCCGGTGTCGGCGAGACGGTGCTGTACTCCTCCGTTCCCGGCGGGCGCGGGGCGGGCACAGGGGCGTCAGGCATGCCTCACCCGCATCTCCGCGACGACGAACGGGAACAGGGCCGTCCGGATCTCCCCGCCGTCCAGTACCGGCTCGCCGTCGAGGAGCGGCTCCCCGTCCTCGTCGGCGAACAGCGTGAGGTCTGCTGTCACGATCGCCTCCATGTCCACGGCGACGCTCGCGCGGAGGCAGGTACGGACCGGCTTGCCCGTCAGGGCGTCGGTGATCTCAACCGCGTGGCCGGTCATGGCCGAGTACGGGGAGGCCCCGAACGGCGCGGGCCACTCGATGATGATCACGCCCCGGTAAGGCGGTGCGGCTTCCCGTGCCGGGTCCTCTTCAGCGAAGAGGGAGGCCGTCAGGTTCTCGGTGACGGCGTGCGCGGGCGCGTCAACGTCGGGGCGGTAGAGGCCGCTCACGCCGCGCCGTCCCTCAGCCAGTCAGGGGTGAAGGCCTCCGCGATCGAGTGCGTCCCGTCCTCCGGAATCGGCGAGCAGCAGGCGGGGCAGGGCATTCCCGCGCCGCACGCCGCGCGGTGGCCCTCAACGGTCACGCCGATCGGGAAGCCGGGGTGATCCTCGCAGACCATGCCGTCGTCGAGGCAGTGCGGGCAGCGAGGGGGCCCGTCATCCTGCGGGGCGGGAGGCGGCGGCTCGTCGGCGTCGCACCAGCATTCTCGTAGTGGCACCTGGCAGATAGGGCATAGCCGGACGAGTGCCACTCCGCTCCCGTCACAGTCGTTCAGGGGATACTTGCGGGCATGACTGAGACCCGCGCCTGGCTGGACTCCGTGGCGGACGAGTACATGCGGAGCGGCAGGCTCTCCTATGACAGGCAGCCTGAGGGCGTGAAGTGGCTAGTCGCCGAATCGCGCCCGCAGATGGAAGGCGAGCGCAGGCGGCGGCACCGCGAGGTCAGGGTCTGCGTGACCCTGGCAAGCGGGGAAGTTCTCACCGCTACCCGGCGGGAGGTGAAGGGGGCGAAGTCCGTGCAGACGGTGATCGATGTCCAGCGTCGCACGGCTACGTCGGCCATGCGCGGGGTCCGCGCTGCCGCTGCCCTCTGCGTCCCCCTGAATGCCTTCGTCCTCGCCGTGGACGTCGCCCTGAGATCCGCCGACGCCATCGTGCCGGCGGTCCTGATCGTCGCCCTGCTGTTCCTGATCCTCGCGCTGACGCGCCTGATCGGGATCTTCCGGGCACGGGAACGCTCGCTGAGCGCCATCGCTGAGCGCAAGCAGACGCTGGCCGAGCAGGTGGCCGAGGCAGTCGAGGCGATTCGCCAGCTGCAGTGGGACACGATCGCCGGGCGCGCTTACCTCGCGAAGCCCCCGCCCGCCACGTCGACTTCCGGCGCGCGGGACCTGGGCCTGGAAGAACTAGGCCGGCGCGGACGGGAGTTCGCCGCAGCCGTCACCGCTGGCACCGTCAGCGAAGCAGAGACGGCCCGGATCTTCGGGTCCTGCGCTCACCCGGACGCCGAGCCTGTGGACCTGACCACCGGGGAGAGGGTGGCCTGGGTCTGCCCGGCCTGCGAGGCCGGGCTTCCGGCGGACTGGCGCTAGGCCGTTTTCTCGCCGCCGACGCTCCGCCCGCACGCCCCGCAGAAACCGCGTATCACGCGCCGCTTCGGATGCGGAGGGCATGCCTTCGGGTCCCGCTTCGCCGCCTGCTGCGCCACCCGCTCCTGCGCTACCAGGCAGGCAGCGGTCCGAATCCACCACTCTCGCTTTGCGGGGCCGCGCGCCGCGTCAATCTCCGCGGCCTCGGCCTCGGTGAGGTGGACGGTTACCGCGACGTTCCGGGTCGCTGAGGGCTTAAGGTCGGCCACGGTCACCTCACCTGCCTGCTGTCCGGCATAATCGCGGGCATGTCCGAAACTCCCGCTGAAGACGCCCCGCAGACCCCCGCCGCCTTCAACGGCTCCACGACTCCCGCACGGCAGACCGCAGACGGCGTTGCCGCGATAGCCGGAATGCTGTCGCAGTTGCCGCAGACCGTCACACAGGCTCTCGCCATGGTGCTTCAGCAGGTCCCCGTGCAGACGCGCCAGCACCTTTGCGCGCAGTGCCTCGTCGCCCGGATCGGCTGGGAAGCATTGCACGGGCAGGCGCTGAAAGCCGCCATCGCGGCAGCGGGCAAGGAGTTCGGACTGGCCGACGGGGACCCGCGCGCCAGCCAGCTCGACCCCGCGCCGCACCTTCCCGAGAACCTGAGGCCCGGGGGACCGCAGGGCCTGCCGCCGCTGACCGCTGCGGTTACGACCGTGGGCGGGACCGAGGTCTGCTCGGAGCACATCCCTAACCGGCCAGGGTCACAGAAGCTGCTGATCGCGCAGGGGGCGCTCAGTCCCACCACGATGGCCCAGCTCCGCTAAGCGGGCTTGCGCTTCTGCTTCTTGTCCGCCACTGCCGCCGCCGTAGCCGTGGCCGCCAGCGGAAGCCACGACGACCCGGAGCCTGCGCTTGCGCTCTCGGCCGGCTCGGGCTCTTCGCCCTCGCCGTCGCCTTCCGCATCGCCCCCGGCTTCCTCGTCGCCCTCGTCCGCGCCGGGCTCTCCGGATTCCCCAGGCTCTCCGATGTCGTCCGGTCCGCTCGGGATGCCCGCCGCGCCCCCGGAGACGACAGTCAGGCCGCACCGGCAGCCGCCCGGATGAACTGGCGGCTCGGTGTCGCCCGAAGGCCACGGCACCCCGGCAGGGCGCGGGTCCGCGTTCACGTTGGCCAGGCAAGCAGGGCAGATGCGGCTGTCGACAACGCCGATCCACTGGAGTAGCGGGCTGCCGTTCGCCAGGTACCAGGCCATGGCGGCCTGTCCCGCGATGATGCAGACCTGCCCGATAACCAGCCGTCCGGCAAGCTCCTCGTCGGCGACGGCACCCGCGAGCGCTCCGCCGAGGTCCCCGGCGCCCATGTCCCCGTCAGCGCCCGCGAGCTCGCCCGCGACCGCGCCGAGGTAACCGTCCTCAAGGTCCGCCGACGACTTGCCCGCGAGGGCCGCAAGGAGCGCCGCCAGGCCTAGCGCTTCCATCGCCTTGCGCGCGGAGTCGCTGTCTCCCGGCTGCCAGTCCCCGGTATCCGCGTCCTGTTCCCCGGCCGCCGACGCCTTCGCCGAGGCCCCGCCGATCAGCAGCGAATCAAGGGCGATCCCCTGCGCCACGGTGTTCATCGGGACGGTGACGCCCTGGGATTTCAGCCACGCGAGAGCGGCCGCTTTCCGTTCCCGCTTGCCCGTCGCACTGCCGTCCTGTCCCGGGTTGGCCGTGATGTACGCGGAGGCGATGGCGTCGAGCTGCTCGCGCGAGAGCGCCTGCTGCGCTGCATCAGTGACCTTCGGGGACCAGTAGGCGGCGGTGGCTAGATCGAGTTTCCAGCCTGGCCAGCTAGGACTTTTGGGCCTGCGGTGCCACCAGCTTTTTCTACCGGCTCCACCGCTTCACCGTCATCGACCGAAGTGCAGCCGAGCGCGGCCATCACGCCGTCGATGTTCGCCAGCAGCTCGGGCCGTACTGCCGGATTCGACGGGAGCGTCTCGGGGTCCCACCAAGCGACTGCCTCGATCGCGTCGCCGTCCGGGTCATCGGGGTTGCTGATCTGCGCGTCCGTGCGAACCGGGACAAGCGACTCGGCATCGATCGTCCAGACGATGCCCTGGTAGATGCCGTCCGGACTGGTCCACGAGCCGGTCTGCACGCCAGGCGGGGGGGCGAGGCCCACCTCTTCCGACCACTCCCGCCAAGCGGCGTGAAGCGGGGCCTCGCCAGTCTCCAGATGGCCGCCCGGCATTTCCCACGTGCCCGCCGCCGGGTCCTCGTCGTCAAGTGCCCGCTGAATCATGAGCACTCGGCCGGTATCCGCAGCCAGGACCGCGAGGCCTGCGACCGCAACCTGCCCGGCATCCTTGCGGACGGCGAGGCGGGCAGTGTCGTTGAGGTTGTGGCCGCGCACCTTGGCGACCGCGCGGAACTCGAAGTCGCGCCATTCCCCGGCCTTGCGGCGTGCCCTTGAGTACCGCCGGAACGCCTGCATCTCCTTGGCGACCAGCTCCTGAACTGCCGGCCCGGACGGCTCGTCCTCGTCCTCGTCGCGGCCGTCGAGGTCGTAGCCGTAGATCCCGGTCTCCGCCGTGATCCCTGCCGTGACGTTCCCGGCCGGGGCCGGGGCCTCGCCTTCCTTGGCGACCGCCGGGAGTTGCCAGTCCGCAGGCATCCCCATGTCGCACTCCGGGCAGACCCACGCCACGCGCTCTCCCGTGATCAGGTCAACCGGCTCCGCGTTCGGGTGGGCGCAAAGCCGGAATGTGGCGGCCCCGCCTTCCTTGGCGACAGGCGCCGGGGCAAGCGTGGGGTTCACGTCGGCGCTGGTCATCTTCGGCTGCGGCGGCGGCGCCGGGGGCATCGCCGACGGCCCGAACTCCTGCTCGGCGAGGCTCGGCATCTTGATCGGCGGGTTCGGCAGGACACCCTCAACGCCGTCGAACACCGTGTGCGGCAGCGGCTCGCCCGGCACCGGGGCACCCGTGGCGGGGTCGATCGGCCCGGATACCGCGAGCACCGCGTTGAGCGGGATGAGCCCGGAGCGCTCGGTGAAGAACCCGCGGGGGACCGTCTGGCCGTCAGGCTCGGGCAGGCCGAACCGCATCTCCCGGATCTCCGAGGCGCTGACGACGGCGTGGCGGATGTAGACCTCGTCGGACTGCGCCTGCTGGTAGCGGTCGTCCTGCTCCTCGCCGAGGTCGAAGCTGAAATTCAGCGGGAGCTGCACGTCATCCTGAAGGAAAGCCGACAGGATATCCTGAATGTGATGCGCCATCGGAAGGTCGCCGACGCGGTGCTGAACGTCGGCCTGAGATTCTCCTGAAGACCTGTTTACGTCCTCGGTGAATCCGATATCGCTAGGCACTACAGAGTACGCCGCGCAGCTTTTCCGCATCAAGAACAGTGAGAACTTGTCCGAGAATTCTTTCTCGTTCGACCATGTGAATTTGCTGCCAGGTGGCAGGAACCGGACCTGGTGCTTGCCTTCCTGATTGCCCATCATGAAGCCGTCCCAGTATTCCTGGAACTGCTCGATCTGGTCAGGCGACCACGAGTCAGGGGCAGAGGCGAAGGCGGCCGGGATATTGCCGGAAGTAAAGCGCTGCAAAAAGTACAGCTGGAACCTGATATCCGTGTTTGCGTTAAGTAGGATATCTTCAAGCGGAGCCCGGCCGTAAATGCTGTCAGGCTGCGGGTCGTACGGCTCGTAAATCAGGTCGTCCCTGGTCAGCCAGTTCCATGGCAGCCCGTTCACAAACTGGACGAAACTCGGGGCGGGCGCGTCCGGTGAATTGCCCCAGTAGTCGAGAAGCGGCGCGATCGTTATTCCGGAAACGACCTGCAAGCCGACGGCGCGACCCGCGCGGTTCCGCATCCGGTAAAGCGTCCCGGCATCGTAGCTCAGGACATCACGGAGGTACTTCGCGAGCCAGGACTTGAAAAGGGTCTTGCCGTCGGGCCGCTTGAGTATGCGCTTGCCCTCGGCGATTTCCCGGCTCACGTCACCGGAATAATCGTCAGCCGCGATCAATTTCCAGGAAAGGCTTCGCAGGCTCGCGATACGGTGCCTGATTACAATGCCGGCAACATCGTAAGAGTCAATGAGGCCCTTGAGCGTTTCAAAAGAGACGCGCTCGTGAATCCGCGGCCTGGTGGTGACGTTGGTCTGCGGGACGTACTCGCGGGACCGCGGTGTCCGGCTGAACCCGTCGTACGGCCCGATCGGCTCACCCGGGCTGAACGGCGACGCCGGGGTCATCTGCGACAGGGCCTCGGCCGCCAGGATCTCCGGCGGGATCGCGGAGCCGAAGCCCTTGCTGACGGAGGCCGGGCGGTCGGCTACGGCAGCTCGGGAACGGACACTCACTTAGCCGCCCCTCACGGTCCGGTCAGCCAGCGGGAGGAGTCCAGCCGAGTGACACGAGCGCCTCACGGGTCGCGTCACTGAGCAGTACCCGCGCGCCGGGACCGAGGAGAAGGTTCAGCGCGCCCTGGTCGACAAGGCCGAGGGTGACCACGGGAACCCCGTCAGAGGCCGCGGATACCGACCAGGAGGAGACGGAGGCGAGCGGGTGGCCGTTGACGCGGACCTTGGCCACGAAAGGCCACTGGCCGTCAACCTCGAAGATTGGCGGGGCCTGCTCGTCGGGCACGCTGCCCCTTCCTGGTGGATGATGGGCGGGTGAAAATCCGGTTCTCGCGCAACCTGCGCGACTTCGGCGTGTACGAGCTCGACGCGGTGCCGCGAAGCGGGGAGGCAGTCCTGCTCCCGGATACCCCTGCGCAGCTCCGCGTCTGGAACGTGGCGTGGCGGCTCGACGGGGAGGAGCCTGTTGCCTGCGTGTTCCTCATGACGCTGAGCGAGTACAAGCACGAGCCGAGCGGGGGGCACGAGTGAGCGGCGAGCCGCCCCGGGCCGATCGGCGTCACCGGCTTCCCTGGTGCGCGCGGAACATGGCGTTACGGGCCTCACGGCGACGCTGCTCGTCGGTAAGAACATCAGCCTCGATGACGGTGAGCTCGCCGCGGCCGGCCGACCGTTCCTCGCAGTCCGCGCCGTGCACGAGTACCCAGTGCGAGGCGGGGTCGTACGGGGCGATCTCGTACGGTGCGGGAGCCTGCGCGGCCGTCGCGCACGAGGTGCAGCAGTAGGCGACGCCGGGCTTGACCTTGCGGAGGCAGTCGGGCTTGAGGCACTTGCCGAAGGGGTCATCCGCCTCCGGCGAGAGGGGCTTGGGCTGCGGCGAGGCGCCGGCCGCGGCAGCCTCGGCCTTACGTTTGGCCCACGCGATCCAGGCCTGCGCGCCCGACCCGTCCAAGAACATCTCCGCGAGGGCCTGCGAGGTCGAGTCCACCATGTCATCGTGGGCCGAGTTGGGGAAGCCCGCGCTTTCGTCTATGAGCGGATCGGGATCGAACAGCGCGACCTCGGGCGCGGGCAGGAAGACGTTTCCCGCCTCGATCGCCGGGGCCACCGCGTTCGCCCGCGCGTACTTGCTCTCGTGCGGGGTGATCGGCACGATGCCGGGGATCTTCGACTTCAGCGAGTCGATGACCGCGGTGCCGTTCGCCTTGTCCTCGACGAGCTTGCGGAGCACCTGCGGCCACATGTCGCACACGGCGGTGAACGCGGTCACGGTGTCGGTGAACGACAGCCGCTTGCGGACCTGGTAGAGCAGGTAGGCGCTCGCGCCCCGCCGCGCCCACACCTGGATGACCACGAAGTCTGACGACTTGGTGTCCTTGAACGCCGCGTCGACCGAGATGAGCAGCTCGTCGACGTCGTGGACCAGGTACGCGCCGGGCTTGTCGGGGTGCTGCGACCACAGGGGCTCGTGATAGCGCCGCCACCAGTGCCGTTGCCACACGTTGCCCTGGTCGGGACTCGGCTTGCCCTGGTAGAGGGCGGTGAACGCCCGCGACCCGGACTGTATCCGGATCTGCTCCCACTGCGCGGCGGTGCGCCCGCGCGCCGACTGCAGCCACTCGCCGGGCTCGCGGCCGAGGGGGTCCGCATGGCCCTTCGCGGGGTCGTGGTCGGCGAGGGCGGGGATGTTGACGACCCGCCAGCGGCGGCTGTCCTCGGCGGCGAGGAGCCGGCCGACGAAGTCGTCCTCGTGCCAGCGGGTGCAGATCACCAGCACCGGGGCGTCCGGGGCGAGGCGGGTCGAGCCGACCGTCTGCCACCAGTCCCACACGCGGTCCCGGTAGTACGCCGACCCGGCCTGCACCGCGTCCGCGAAGGGGTCGTCCACGCAGATCACGTCGAGCGGCCGGCCCGTGAGGCCGGAGCCGACGCCTGCCGCCACTACCCCGCCGCGGTGCCCGTCGAGCTGCCAGCGCCGGGCGGACCCGTAGTCGGAGGCGACTCGCAGGCCGATGTCGAGGGTTCCGTCGGTGCCGTCGTGGGTGACGACGAGGTTGCGGATGTCCCGGCCGAACCCGTCGGCGAGCGACTGGGCGTAGGACACGATCCCGATCCGCAGCTCGGGGTCGCGGGTTAGGGCCCACAGGGAGCCGACCTTGGTGAGGCGGCTCGATTTCCCTTCCTGGGGCGGCATGGACACCGCGAGCCGGGCGCCGGGCGTGGTGTACGCCCAGACGATCGCCTCGTCGATCAGGTCCAGCGCCGGGGTCTGGACCGTCGTGGGGTCCATCGCCTTCGCCAATTCGCCCGGCGTCGCCCACCTGGGCATCGCGGCGAGCCTGGCCTCGGCCAGCCGCCGCCGTGCGTCAGCGAGCCGCTGCCGTGCCTCCGGTGACGCCGTGACCAGGATTCGCCTGGTAGAGGCGGGCAATCTCCCTCTCCGTCTCGTCCGCCAGGGCGCGGGCAACGTCGTCGTCAACGACCTCGATGCGGGAACGGGCCGGCGGGTACAGGTCCCGGAGCCGCGCTTCCTCCTGCTCGATCCTGAGCAGCGTGTTCAGCGCCCGCAGCACCGGGTCACCGTCAGCGAGGGGGTTCCCGTCCGGGCCGAGGACCAGCTTCCCGCCCTGGCTGACCACGTAGTGCCTTGCGGTCAGTACGCGCTGCGCGGCCCGGCGGTAATCCTGCAGGCGGTCGAACACCGCCTGGCGGGCATCAGCCTGCTCGAGCGGGTCAGACGCGTTGTCGCGGGCGGCACGGCGGACCGCCTCCACCGCTGCGTTGCTCGACTTCCAGCCCATCTCCGCGCAGACCTGCCGGTAGGACAGGCCCCGCCGGAACAAGTCGTAGGCCCGGTGGTCGCTTTCCATGGTCTCAGCGGAACGGCGACGCGGCACGGGGCACCTCCGCGCTGGCTGTTCAGGATTGCATGCGTTCAGTGAACGCGGTCAGGTGAAGGAGACGGGCTCGGTGGTGCCGTCAGGGAGTACCCGCTCGGGGGTGACCTGGGTGAAGGCTTCTGCGCGCCTGAGGATCACGTCCGCGTACCTCGGATCGAGTTCCACGACCGCCGCCCGCATGCCGAGTTCGTGAGCCGCGATGAGCGTCGTGCCCGACCCGCCGAACGGCTCGTAGACGAGGCCCTTGCGCGGGCAGGAGTTGGCGAGCATGGCGGTCACCAAGGCCACGGGCTTCATGGTCGGGTGATCTTCACTGCGGGACGGCTTCGGGATCTCGAAGACGCTCGTCTGCGAGTTATCCCCGTACCAGCCCGCGCCGCCTCGCCCGCGCCTGCCCTCGCCTGCCGTGTAGCCGTACATGATCGGCTCATGGCGGAAGTGGTAGTCGCTGTGCCCGAGGACCATCGTGCCCTTGTCCCAGACCAGGCCCTCGTGGAACTTCCAGCCGGCGGCGAAGAACGCCTCGAGGAAAACCCTATGTAGCCCACCCGGCGGGTGGGCTACATAGACAGCCGAGCCGGGCTTGAGTGCGGCTGTCGCTACGGCGTACGCGCCCGCAAGGAGACTCGGCAGGTCGTCCGCGCCGTCATTGCTGATCGTCAGCGCGTCCTTGGTCTTGCCGGTGTAGTTGACCCCGTACGGCGGGTCGGTCCACATGCAGTCGGCCCGGTCCCCGCCGAGCATCGCCTCAACGGCCGCCATGTCGGTGCAGTCGGCTACCAGGACGCGGTGCGGGCCAATCCAGTACAGGTCCCCAGGAGCGGACAGCGGTTCCGCCGGCGGTTCCGGGGCGTCGTCCGGGTCCCCGCCCCCCCCCCATGGGGCCAGCGTCGTCGTCGGCCAGTAGGCCGGCGAGGTCG